ATCATTGAGTGCAAGATCTTTTGGTCTTGTGCTCATTACATCGCTGGTGGTTGGTGGATCAACTTCTAGCCAGTATGCAGTATTGGTGATGTCCGTGTCCACTGGAACATTTGCAATAGCTCGATAATATGTGTTGCCGTTGTTGACAATAGTACCAGTTGGATAAAAATTTCCTGGATCCCAAATGTTTTCTGTCACAAAAGGCTTGTTGACAATCTCTTGGTATTCTTGTGCATTGACCATAGGTGTGGCTTTCACACGCCACAGGTGTGGCAACCAAGTTTGACTAAAACCTTCACTGGCAAAAGCTGAATCCTGAATCACATAATACTTGGGCAATGCACGTGGAATTGCATCGTTTAATGGATTGTAGTCTTTTAAATTTGGCACTTCCAACACATCACCACTCATGAGCTTTCTTCCAATGGTATCAAGCATATCGTTGTAGTGGAATGTAAGAAACAAAGTATCATTGTTAAGGAACAAACCAAATTGCGTTAAATCAAAATCGATGTCCTGTGTTCGGTAAACGCCACGTAATCGGTAAATGTCTGGATCATACGCACGATCTCTATTTTCTAACAATAACAAATCCTGAATAAACAACGGATTTTCAAAGGTGTAATTTGGTTGTGTGGCATCAAAATTTCCACTTTCAGTTGAATCTCCTGTGCCCGTTTTGGGACCAAGATACTTGTGTATGAATATATCAAGTCCACCAACGGTGTACATTTCCGCAATAGTGCGGTCCAGAAACTGGTAGTCACTGGTTCTATTAGGGCGATAAAGGCTTAAACGTGGCATAGTGTACTATTTATGGGTGGCATTGTAGTTTAGTTTAAAGCTAGTGTGTTCTAAAAACAACACTTGACAGTTGACAAATAATTCAATTGCTGTTATAATTACAACTTAACCAAAAGGAGTATATAATGGAATGTACACATTGCAGAAAATGGCATTTTAAAGGAATTGAATCCTGTGACACCGCACCCAAACGGCCCACACCTCCTAAAACAACACCCCCATTGACCAAATAATCAGAGTCTGCTATAATATACACTTGTACAACAAAGGAGTGTATATGCAAGCCTCTAATTTTTTAACAAAGTACACAGGCCCAAAAGGCAAGGGCTTTATACAGCCCTATGACAAAATAAAAGCCACAGAAAAATGGGTAGAGTACGCTCTTGACATTGTGGACATGAGCCGTATAATAATGACAGTGGACTTTAACACTAAATGGCGCCTGGCAGAAGCCCTGGAAGTAGCAGAGCGCAAAAAAGCCTGGATGTATAAGCATAAGAATTTTGACGTTAAAAGAGCGGCAAAACTTTTTGATGCCGTAAAACACTTGCCCAAAACTAAGTAAGGACTAACATGATTACCCAAACTAAAATTAAACCACCCAAGCCACTGAACCCACGTAGTGCAGATACCAATCACATGGGGCAGGAACCTGCTTGGGCACATCAGCCCACAGACTATCGCATCAGTGCATTAAGCAAAGCATTTGGTTGGTACAATTACTTTTACGGCAAAAAAGACGCCAAGGACATGATTGCATCCTATTTGGATCGGCATGAACGCACCCGAGATGCCAGAACAATTCGCAGTCTCGGCGACAGTCAAATTCGGTTAACCACTGGGTGGCTCTGTCGCATGAGTGATATGGGACTTGAGTTAACTGAACAAGAGCAGATCAAGCTGGATAATATGATTCTCGAACTGTTAGAGATCAAAGAAGAAAAGAAAGAAGAAGTGGTGGTCGAGGATGCGTCAGCGGCCAGAATAACCATCCAGGACCGATTGCGTGAAAAGGTATCCGAGTGCGCTGGTGAAATCGAAGGCCTGTTTGATGACTTTGTTACCGAGGGTGCCAAAATGTCAGCCAATATCAAACCTATTGCCACAATACGTGGTATGAATGTGGCACCACAAATGATCAGTACCATTTCTGATATTTGGAAAAAACGACTAGAAGAATTTGAAGAAGTTGCTAAAGGCAAAGACTCACAATTGGTTGAAGCGTACAGTTGCTATAGTAAAATTGATGTTCGTAACATGATCAAGTTCTGCGAAACAGTGATCAACGACTGTGGCGCCTATGTGCAGATTAAAAAAGTCGAGCGTAAGCCACGCAAGTCCAAACCCATTGATCCTTCCAAACTCACAGCCAAATTCAAGTATCTTAAAGAGTTTGCAGAACTCAAACTCAAGTCAGTGCCTGTCACAGGCTTGGTGGGTGCCACAGAAGCCTGGCTGTACGACACCAAAAAACGCAAGTTAATCCATGTCACAGCAGACAGTCACATTGGCTCGCTTACTGTAAAAAGCAGTTCTATCATTGGGTTTGACGCCGCTACCAGTGTGCAAAAAACCCTACGTAAGCCTGCAGAACAGATCAAAGCGTTGCTGTCAGTAGGAGCACCACAAGCTCGTAAGGTATTCAAGGACATCAAGGCCACAGATACCAAATTTAACGGACGTGGCAATGAGAACTTGATACTGTTAAAGGTGCGCTAAATATAGGGCAAGGAGCCCTATATGGCAGATCAAACACTAGACCCGCTGAAGAAACAACTGATAGAATATGTGCAACTACAGTTAGGTGATCAAATCATTGACATTGAACTGGACCCAGCACACTATGAGGCTGCTTACCAGCGTACTTTAGGCATTTACCGCCAACGGGCACAGAACGCCTACGAAGAGAGTTACAGTTTTATGCAACTGTTGGACAATGTCAACGAGTACACTCTCCCACAAGAAGTCATACAGGTACGCCAGATTTTCCGACGTACAATTGGTCTCAGCACTGGAGGTGGCACTTACAGTTTTGATCCATTTGGCGCCGCTACCCTCAATGTTTACCTATTGAACTTTAACCAAGCTCAAGGCGGCCTAGCCACATATGATTTCTATCAACAGTATGTGGAATTGGCTGCACGTATGTTTGGTGGCTACATCAACTATACCTGGAATCCTGTGACCAAAAAACTGCAACTGATTAGAGATCCTAAAGGATCCGGTGAAGTTGTGTTGTTATGGACCTACAATCTCAAGCCAGAAATCAGCCTGCTGGCCGACTACCAAATTGTTCAATGGTTTCGTGACTGTATGACTGGCGCTTCCAAAATCATCATTGGGGAAGCACGTGAAAAGTTTGGCACCATTGCTGGCCCACAAGGCGGCGGCACTCTAAATGGTGCGGCCATGAAAGCCGAAGGGCAAGCCATGATAGACAAATGCGTGGAAGACCTTAGATTGTATGTGGATGGCTCACAGCCATTGACCTTTGTGATCGGCTAACAACTCGATTGCACAGTAATACTGTTCATGTTATAATACTAGCATGGACATCATGATCGACATCGAAACCTGCGGTACAGGACCAGAGGCCTGTATTCTAACCATTGCGGCTCAGTGTTTTGATCCCTTGGAACGCAGGGATTATACCACGGATCGCTTTTACTATGCCCGCATAGATCCAGGCAGCCAACCTGATAGACGCATTGAACAAGGTACTATAGACTGGTGGGCTACCCAACCTCCAGAAGCGCAGGAAGAAGCATTTGGTGAAGACAATCGCATTTCATTACAGCAGGCTTTAGAGGAACTGGCCCGCCTAATTTGGCACTCTAAGAGATTCTGGGCAAACGGCCCTACCTTTGATGCCAACATTCTAGAACATGCTTACAAGAGTTATAACATGGCGTTACCTTGGCAGTTTTACATGGTACGTGATGCTAGAACTGTGTATAGTCTATGCCCAGGACTAAACAAATACCCAGCCAGTCACCATGCATTAGAAGACTGTCGCAGACAGATTGATCTGTTGCATGACACGCTGGAATATCTAAATATCAAGGCTCTGGTGTGACATCGTTTGGTTCATTTAGCATAGAACAAATATGGAATTCAGATTGTTCACAGTCAGACATACATGATCTTGCTCAAAAAATTACAGAGACAAAATCTGACGTAGCATTCTTATCGTTGTGTTGGGAACGAGTTGATCCTGCATACTGGCTTGATAAACTTAATAAGTTAATTACTCTAATAGAACAATCGAGCCCGCACACTAGAATTGAATTAATATTAGATTCTGTTTATCAGCACTGGATTGACGCATATAGAATTAAAGACAATGTTCATGTAACTTTTATTGATTTTTTTGCAGTTTTGCTATGGCACAGAGTGGTTGAATTAAAACAATCTAGTCCTTGCAAAGAATGGAATCAGAATAATAAAAATTTTTTGTTTTTAACAGGCAAACCAGATAAAGTTAATAGAATTAGACTGCTATATAAGTTTCATCAACAACAATTGTTATATCGTGGTACTTGGTCATTGTTTCACAACGAGTACTACAAAAAACAATGCAAACCTTTATTAAATGAATTAACAGACAAAGAGTATACAACATTTGTTAATCAGCACACTTGTAATCCAGATAGCATTGTAATTACTGATAAGCCCAACGGAACTATACATTACAGTGGCGTACCATTTGATACTTTGTTGTATCAAAATAGTGTATTTCAGGTTGTGTCAGAAACTTCGTTTTTAAATAAGTTAAACCTTCCAGTTTGGATTACTGAAAAAACCTGGCTTGCAATTTTAAATAATCAACCTTTTATTATTGCAGGTGATTTGGGTACATTAAAAAAATTAAAACAACTAGGCTTTAAAACATTTGATCAATACTTGTTGATCAAAGATTACGACAATATTGATGACAGCGAGCATAGATTAGATGCGATAGTTAAAAATACTAACCACTGGTTAGATAATATCTCAAATAATGTAATTCAGATTCAAAATGATATTAAGCACAATTTTCAACAATTTTGTCAATTAGTTAATCAAAATCAACTCAAATTAACAAAGAGAATTGTTGACAATGGACTTGACTGCAAAATCAATAATATTCTATTATTAGTAGATCCACATCTAAACGCTGAATGGCAGCATTGGTATGAAAGAGTTCGTGATAAAACTTGGCCGGATTGTGCATCTGAATCAGATTTTTGGACACTGCCCGAGCATATAAGAACAGAATGTATAGAAATATTTGGATACAAACCCAAGGAAAAAATATGATTATCGGAGTGTGTGGATTAATTGGATCAGGCAAAGATACAATAGCCGATTATCTTGTGAATTTTCACGAGTTTCGCAGAGATAGTTTTGCCAGCACTCTTAAAGATGCTGTGAGTGCTGTATTTGGTTGGGACCGAGACATGATAGAAGGGCGTACCAAAGCCGCTAGAGAATGGCGAGAACAAGTGGATCCTTGGTGGGCAGAACGCTTGAATATGCCCCATTTAACACCACGCTGGATCCTGCAGTACTGGGGAACAGATGTACTACGCAACAACTTTCATGACGACATCTGGATTGCCAGCGTAGAAAACAAAATTCGTAATAGTCGAGATAATGTTGTGATTTCGGATTGTAGATTTCCCAATGAAATTAAGGCTATCAAAAAGGCTGGAGGCCTAGTAATTCGCGTATTAAGAGGTCCAGAACCTGAGTGGTTTCATGTTGCTGTGGAGTCTGCTCAATCTGGACATAACCACATGAAGCACTCTTATCCAGAAGTACATGCCAGCGAATACTCCTGGGCAGGCACAGACTTTGACTACGTGTTGCCCAACAACAGTACAGTTGACAGTTTGTATCGGCAGGTCAACGATCTGGTTCAAGATCTCCACGACGCCAGGGTAAGTCGCTTCGCGTGACATCTTCTATGCAGTTTAAACACACAGTTTTAATGTTGCGTAAATCACAATTGTTGAGATCACCATCCACATGATACACGGTTAATTGTGTGTGATGTCTTGCCCTAAAGCCACATCGGTCACATGTGGCTTTCTTTTTATAACCTGCTGATTGCCATCTAGGCAGAGTCTTTTTTAAATTTTTACCTCGACGAATACACGCATTACACCGACTGCGATAGTACAACTTGTTGTTGTGATATCCATTAACAGCACTGGGATTCTTGTTACAAACTTTACATAAAGGACGCATAGCGGTATTTAGCGTTAGGCCTTAATTAAGGCACCTGTAATCACCAAAGTTTTGTCATATCCGGTAAATATCAATAACCATTTCAAAGGATGAAATTATGGCACTAGTATCCCCCGGCGTAGAAGTCACTATTGTAGACGAGTCAAACTATATACCTGCGGCAACCAATTCGGTTCCGTACATTTTGTTGGCAACCGCCCAAAACAAAATCTCTGGCACCGGAGTAGGTGTTGCTCCAGGCACCCTTGCTGTCAACGCAGGCAGGGTTTATTTAATTACTAGTCAGCGAGATTTGGCCGCCACATTTGGCAACCCATTCTTCTATAAAACAGCAGCCGGCACTCCGATCAACGGTTATGAACTAAACGAATATGGATTGTTAGCCGCCCACTCAGTTCTGGGCATCAGCAATCGTGCATATGTTCAACGTGCAGACGTTGATTTGGCAGAACTCACAGCAACGTTGGTACGTCCAACTGGTGCGCCTGCCAATAGCACTTACTGGTTAGATACCACATCAACAGCCTGGGGATTGTTTCAGTGGAATCAAACCACAGGTGCATTTACTGTGCAAACCCCAATTGTGATCACCAGCACAACACAACTCACTGGCGGCGAACCCAGTGTAGATGTAGGCAGTATTGGTGATTATGCAGTGGTTGCAACAAATGCAAACAATCCTGTGTATTACAAAAACTCTAACAATGACTGGGTATTAGTAGGATCTGACGCATGGAAACTATCTTGGCCCACAGTGCAAGGTACAGAAACAGTAACAGGATCTGCACTCACACAGGGCAATGTGATCATCATCAATGGTACCACGGTCACAGTTGGTGCTACAACCACGCTGGCTGCTTTGGTTACGGCTATTAATTCGGCTGCCATTACAGGCATAACTGCTGAAGCAGATTCCAGCAGCCGCTTGGTATTGTATGCAGACAGCAGTGCTGAAAGCGACGGTTCTTCAGGCGGTGGCGGCATAGTTAACATTGCACCTGAAAGTACAGCAGGCTTGCTAACATCATTAGGAATAGTAGCAACCAGTTATTACACACCTGCGCTACAACAAAGCCCCAACTACACAGTACCTCGTTGGGGATCATTTGATGACCAACCAAAGCCCACAGGATCTGTATGGAACATTGTCAATGCAGTCAATCAAGGCGCAAATATTGTAGTTAAAAGTTACAATGCCGCACTTGGCGCATTTGTAACACAAGCCAATCCTTTGTATACCTCAGAATCAGCAGCCATTAATGGAATTGATCCCACAGGTGGCGGCATAAACATTCCTGTAGGTACATTGTGGACACAATATGATGCCGAACCTGAAGATACAGGAACAGTATTCAACAACACAGCAACATTTAAAGTGTATGAAAGATATGCACTAGGTCGAACAGTTATCACTGGCGATGATACTACTCCAGTTTTTAGTGCTGGATCAAAATCTTTTACTCTACAGGCGTCAGTACCTGACAGTGCTATTTTATCTCCACTAGTTACAGTTACATTTTCAGGAACAACAGCGGCAGACTTTGTAACTGCTGTGTCGGCAGCCAATGTTGCATATGTTACCGCATCAGTTGCGTCTTCGGGTGCGCTGGTAATGACTCAGACCAAAGGTGGTGTTATATTTGTACAAGATACCGTGGGCACACCAATTGCAAGTGCTGGATTTAACACAACAGTAACAGGTGTTCGTGATGCCCCACTTGGTGGCTTATTTTTATCTAATTTTGAAGCCTTAACATACACAGCCAGTTCTACCGCACCAGACCAAGACCCTGCAGATGGCCGCAATTGGTACTACTCTGCTGTTGACCAAGTTGACATCATGATTCAAAACAATGGAGCATGGGTGGGTTATCAAACAGTTGACAATGATGTTCGCGGTTATAATTTAACAGCAACCAATACAACTGGCCCTATTATTTCTGCATCAGCACCTACACAACAAACTGATGCCACCCCATTGGTATATGGTGATCTTTGGATTGATACCAGCAACCTTGAACTGTACCCAGTGATCAAACGCTGGCAAGCAGTGAATGGTGTAAATCAATGGGTCACCATTAGCAACTCAGATCAAACAACCAGTAATGGCGTATTGTTTGCTGATGCACGTTGGGCACCAAACGGCACAACAAATCCTATCACTGACAATATTCCTACCATTGCAAGTTTGCTAACCAGCAGTTACTTGGACATAGATGCTCCTAATTCAGGCCTATATCCCGAAGGTATGTTGTTGTGGAACACTCGTCGTGGTGGTTTCAATGTCAAGTCATTCCAGGTTGATTATTTTAATGCCACAGACTTCACTGTTGACTCATACTCTGCATCAACTGCATATCTGGTTGGAGACAAAGTGTTGTACAATGCTGTAATTTATGTATGTATTGCCAACAGCACTGGCAACTTGCCAACCAATACCACTTATTGGAGTGTATTAGAAACCAATGCTTGGGTTACTGCCAGTGGCAATCGTGCTGATGGTTCACCATACATGGGTCGTAAGGCAGTGCGCCAAATTGTTGTGGCAGCATTAAAGTCAGCAATTGACACACAAGACACTCTGCGTGAAGAACAGCAAGAGTACAATCTTATTGCTTGCCCACAGTATCCTGAACTGATTACCAACATGGTGGCTCTAAACAACGAGCGTAGTAACACTGCGTTTGTGGTTGGTGATACTCCACTGCGTCTTGGACCTGATGGCAACAGCCTGGTTGATTGGGCAACTGATGCTCAAGGCCTTGGCCTTGACACAGAAGACGGATTGGTTACGTCTGATCCGTATTTGGCAGTGTTCTATCCACAATGTCAAACCACAGACCTGGGCGGCAGTCAAGTTGTTCAACCAGCCAGCCACATGATGTTGCGCACTATTGTTCGCAGTGACGAAGTGGCGTTCCCTTGGTTGGCACCAGCCGGTGTGCGTCGCGGTGTGGTTGACAATGCTGAACGTATTGGTTATGTGAACGGACAAACAGGCGAGTTTGTGACTATCTCCACAGGTCAAGGCGTGCGTGATGTGTTGTAT